ATTTATCGGTCGACAGTGATAGTCCATTGCCGTTAAGTTTGGTTCTTCGAAGTTCAAACCTCTCTCTTGTGCGTTGCTACGAAAGAAGTTTTCTTCGTCTATAGTGATTCCTGTTTTAGGACTTAGTACTGCCATGTTTACAAAGAGTTGTCTATTGTTTATATCATTTTGCCAGTACAGACACAAACGTACACCTCTGAAGTTTAGGAGGTCTCTGTTACGTTGGTTAGGAAGTTGGCCTTGTTCTATATCCGATATTTCATGTACGTATAGTGTACGAGAGTTTTTTAGTATTAAAGTGTTGTCTTGATGTACTTGTGTAAATCGGGCGCGAGCTGATCCAACAGGTGTTCCAATTCTGGCGCGCGCAGGCTGTCTCCTAGCATTTCTACGGCGTGAACGCCAAGCAGCTTGGATACGTGAAGCTGCGTACCTAGCACCACCACGAGCCATTCTACGAAGCATTACATTTCTAGGATCTAGAAAAGCTCTACCAAGTCCTGCACCTGCACGTCGTGCGTAAGGAATAAGTGCTCTACGGGCGTAAGGATTAGCCAACATAGTAAATTATGAGCATTAAGGAGGTACTTGAAAGCACTGAGCGCCGCAGGCACACCAACTACCATTACCTTCCTCTCCGTGGCCCCCCGGGCCCGGCACATAAATTAAACACATGGCCCAGTATTACCCATGTGTTTATTAATCCCATCCCATGCAAAGTCGAAAGTGGTGTTTTACTATTAACAACTATGGTGAGAATGATACGCAACGTTTTCATGACCTCGGAAGAGATCTGGCAGGAAATGGTATTAAGTATTTGGTTGTTGGACGAGAACGCGCCGGTACTGGCACCCCCCATCTCCAGGGATACGTTGTTTTCAACACTAATCAACGCCTTGGACGCATTAAATCTCTTCTTGGCGAGCGAGGACACTATGAGACATCTCGTGGTACTCCGTTGGAAGCTTCAGAATATTGTAAGAAAGATGGGGACTTTGACGAATTCGGAGAGTTGCCCCGACGAGTTGGAAGACCGCCTCAACCCTCCGTCGCCGACTTCTGTGATTGGGTTCGGGCAACCGCACCGTTGGAGGTTACCCAGCGCGCTATCGCTATTAACTTTCCTTCACTCTGGTTGCGTTACGGCGAACGATTGTTATCTCTGTCCTTGCACTTGCTCGGCTATCCAGAGTTGGAGACGCGACCGCTTCGAGGATGGCAATCAGATCTAGAGGAAGCATTGAATGAAGAACCAGACGATAGAAGTATACGATTTTATGTTGATGAAGAAGGAGGTAAGGGAAAGAGTTATTTTATACGATATTTTTTCACGAAAAGTGAGAAATGTCAGATGTTGGGAGTCGGAAAGAGAGACGATATTGCTCATGTTGTTGATGTATCAAAATCTATATTTTTATTTAATGTTCCCAGAGGAGGAATGGAGTATCTTCAATACACTATCTTGGAGCAGTTGAAGGATCGATGTGTTTTTTCTCCAAAGTATAACAGTGTTATGAAAGTATTAAATTCTAAATGCCACGTTGTTGTGTTTTGCAACGAAGCTCCAGATATGACGAAGATGTCGGAAGATAGGTATATAGTAATTAATCTCTAGGATTTCTAAAATAAGCAATGATACGATGATCTATTTTGCAAGATGGTATTTGTTCGCTTTCTGCCGGTGCTCCCTCTTGTTCACACCACCAACAGAAGAAAATAGGTGTTGTACAAGTTTCTGGTCCTTCGAAAAGTTGTTGATATCGCAGTTGTCGTTTTATTTTTATGTATTTCATTACCCTGATGCTGGCACGAAGATTTCCACAGTTTAATTCATTGTTAGGAGAAGCTAAGACGAATCTCTTATGTGTAATGATGTTGTACTTGTCTGCATTTATCGGTCGACAGTGATAGTCCATTGCCGTTAAGTTTGGTTCTTCGAAGTTCAAACCTCTCTCTTGTGCGTTGCTACGAAAGAAGTTTTCTTCGTCTATAGTGATTCCTGTTTTAGGA